TTCAACAATCTTGCGATCGATCTGCGCAAGCGCGAGGACGTGAACGTCCAACTGTTTTGCGACTTGCTTTAGGTCATTTGCGATCCGGGACAATTGCACAAACTGGCTTTCACCACGGCCACGCATCAACTGAATGTAATCAATCACCAGCAGCTTGAATCCTTTGAAATTCCCGGTTGGTTTCCATTTGTTGTGCAGTCTCCGGCCCTCAGAAAGCACGGCTGGCACATCGCGCACCCGTTCCGAAAAAATCTCTACCGGAAGGCTTTGCAGGTCTTTCGCGGCATCAAGTGTTTTCTGAAACAGAGTTTCGGACATTGGGCGATCATAGGCTTTGTACGGAACCTCCGAGACAATGCTGTTTGTCCGCTTTGCCAAATCCTCTTCGGGCATTTCCAAGGTCAGAAAGCCCACGCCGAAATTCTCTTGTGCCGCAGCATACGCCAACCAAACCGAAAACGCCGTTTTCCCCATGCTGGTTGCACCCCCGAGGATCGAATATCGCTTAGGGGCAAGCGTCAGAACTTCATCCAAGGTTTTAAGGCCGGTTGGCACACCCAGAGAATTTCCCTGTTGAATTTCATGCATCTGTTCCAACGCCAAGGTTTGCGCCTTGAGCATGGACATGGTTCGCGGGTCTTCCCGATCCGGTTCGAGCTCATGCAGCATCAATTCAAGGCTCGACGTCACGTCCGACGCCCCCTTGCCGGAATCCAAATCTAACAGCGCCTCTTGCAGTCGCCCACGAAGCTCCCGACGCCGCGCCAATTCCACGACTTCCCGAGCATAATCTTTGACAGCAAATCCGGAAACGGACGTTGCAATCAGGTTGACCAGGTAACGGGGCCCGCCAAGTTCTTTCAGGCCAGCATGATTTTCCAGTTCCGCCGAGAGTGTTGCCGCCGATGCTAAGTGTGAATTTGCAATGCGGCCGGAAATGTTGCGCCAAATATCAGCATGAACAGGATCAGAAAAGTGTTCCGGCATGAGCATAGAAGACACCGCATGAAACCGCTCATTGTCCGTCAAAACAGCGCCCAAAAGCTGTTGTTCAACAACAACCGCCCCTGCATCGCCCTCTGTGTTTGTTTCAACCCTCATGGCCGATCCCCCAAGCCTACGAACACGGAACCAAGAGATTCAGCGCGTACCAGCGCAGACGCAGCACGACGACCACACGCAATTAGTGTCGTTCCATCCCCCGGTTGCTCGCCTCTGGTTCCGTCAGCGCGTTCAAACTTGATTTTTGGAGATGCAAACAGAATGGCATCAGCCCGCGGGGCAAACTCTTGCCACCACGGCGCCGACGTCCGATCCGGCAAAAGTGCAATGCCGTTGCCGTGATCAAAAAATTTTGAAAGCCAAAGTCTCTTAGTTGATTGGTGCCCAAATGGCGGGTTCATCCAAACAAAGCCGCGCCACGTCTTTTCGATGGCGTCCTCGAAATACCAACTTGAGGTAGGAACGTGTGTTTTCCCGTCCTCTGGTGCGGCAACATCAAGATCAAAAGTTTCACCCAAAGCGTCGAAAATATACTTCGGCGTAATCCAATCGTCTTTGCGATTTTTGGGGTTATGCGCCTTCATGGCCGATCCCCCAATCCGAGAAGGCTTTCCAGAGCGGTCAGCATCGCATCGCTGCAACCCATAACCGCCAAGGCTACCCGACGCCGGCGATCAGAACGCCGCAAAGACTCTTGCGCTTCGGAACGCATGTTTTCAGGGATCAGGCTCATTTAGACCGCCCCATCCATTCATCCAACTTACTTGCGTCGATGAATACCCGACCTGCACCGCGCCCCCTTGCAGCCACTACGCCGCGAGATAGCAGTGATTTAAAATCGTTGTGGACAGTTGATGCTTTCAAACTCGGGTCTTTTTCCAAAAGCTTTTTCCAAACATCGTTCGATGAAATCCAATCCGAACATTCCGCAAGCACCAGATCACGCCGGGCACTTGCTACCTTTACTTTTTCAGCAAGTTTGCCTGTATTGACGCGCGGTTTTTTAGGTCTGAAAATCGACGGAACCCCGGCCTTCATTGCCTCACATAGATCAGCTTCACTCATCGCTGGCGCAGCCCGTGTTTTCTCGGGTTTTGGGGCAACCTCGTGCATGTTGACCATGCGTTGCGGAACGCTTCGAAGTTCAATGCCACCATCATCAAAAATGCTTGCCATTATTTTTTCTCCTCATATCCATATTTTTTCAGAAAGAATTTTGCTTTGGCGTTTGGCTTGCCGTTTTCCATCAGCGACGGAGGACACTTGCCACGGCCCAACATTGATTTTTGGTGCTCAGACAGATCCGCTTCGGAATAGGCTTGCGTAGAGCCCAGAAACGGTTCCCATCCCGGCAGGCGCAGCCAAGGAAGCGTCCCTTTGATAAATTGGGGGTCTCTTACCGACGCGATGTAAGCACGGGCCGCACGGTTCAGATGTTGTGGCGACAGCTTGTCAGACTTCGGGTGTTTGCCCTCGCAGGCTTGAGTGTAGACTTTGAGGCAATCGGCCTTTCCGGTTTTGCGAACATGCCGAGGCCAAATGTCTTCCCAGAACTCTTTGAAACCGGCTTCAATCTCTTCATCCGGTTTTGATTGATTTTCAGGTTTTGAATTTTCAGAGAAAAGATCAGCCCCCTTGGGGGTATGGGGGTCTTGTTTATTATCTGGTTTACTATCTGGTAATGGTTGGCCCTCAGAGTCCACTCCATTGGACTTTTCTGACAAATGCAATGTTACGGTTTTGTCATGGACCGCATACCATTTTGTCCGGTCTCTAGGGTCAGTATTGTAGCAGCCCGACGAAACAAGCCCAATCTCTTCCAACTTGTCCAAAGCGGTTCTTATCTGCCGGATTGAGAGGTATGGAAACAGCGCCGAGAAGGCCCGCTTGCTGTTGTATGTCCACGCATTACCGTCATGAATGTTGCGCCCGTTTGCGGCGTTTCTTTCGCACCAGAAAAGCAGGTTTTGATAAATCACAGCGGCGTTCAAACCCGCGCTTTCTGCGATTGCCGGATCAAAGCTATGTCTACTCATTTCAGACCCTTAAACATTTTTTTCAGTTCCCCGCTTTCGCGAAGAATTTTGATTTCTCGCTGAACGTCTTCGAGGTTGCATTCCAGACGAAAAGCAATGTCTTCACAGCCAAAGCCTTGCGCGATCATTGCCTTCACACGGCCTTGCCAAAGACTGTTTCGCCTTTCCGATCTGCTAACGTCGTCAACCACGGAACAGCCCCCCCAATGGCGCCGCCTGATACGAGGTTGCCTTGTGCGCGCATGTGTAATCCCACAGCGCCAGTGCATCCGCGGCGTTGTCGTCTTCGGCTTCCCACTTCAACAGGGCGCACCGATCGATCACGAGCTGCTTGATTGCCCGCTTTGCATGGGCGACCTTGAGATGTGGGAAGTCTCGGGAGGTGTATGCCTTGCCCAAGAAGTGCTTGCGGATTGAACCGCTATGAAATTGCTCGCATTCGACGCCCCGGTTTGCAGATACGCCCCGAACACACGCCACAAGGCCGATCAGGTAGGCACTAGCGTTCTTCCCCCCGATAGCGGCCTCTACGGCGACCAAATCGGGCTCATGCGTGGCAATCAGACCATGTGTCAACTTGAGGATCTGCGAAAACCGCACACCTTCGGACAAGCCCTTGCCCAAATCCACCGACCAGGCTTTGGGAGTGGTGCCGGATTCCCCGACAGCCACCCCTGTTTGTGTCGCAATGTCTAACGCGACAATTTTCATTCCTGATCTTCCCCGCCGAAATCAATCGGATCGACAGGTTCACCATCCGTGACGCGGTTAACCAGTTCATCGAACTTTTCATCGCCGGAGGTTTCAGGCAGATCCGCAAAATCTGGATCATCTTCATCCGCTTCCGGCACATCCGTGGTTTCCGGCTCATCCGATGGTTCAAGCTGCATTTCCGCAGTGCCTTGACCGCCAACATGGTTCTTTGCCATTGGCAAAATCAGTTCCAAAGAGCGAATAATGTCCATCGCCTTAACCTGCCCGTCTTTCTTGGGCAGTTTTTTGAGGATGGATTTCACCCATTTGACAGCCTGACCGTTCAGGCCGGTTTCTTCCAAAAACTTTGCCACCTTGGCGGCGCTTTCGCTGGAATCTGATGCGCGCGAATACTCTTCTGCAATGCGCGCTTCCAGTTCTGACATTAACTGGTCATGTTCCACTTTCGGCCCGTCGAAAGCCTCTCGGACTTCCTGTCCTTCGGTTTTGCTCATGTGTTTACCTTTCATAAAAAGGCCCCGAACGCCTAAGCGCCGGGGCAAGTTTCCAACATGGAGGTTTAAAGGGGCTTTGCAGGCACACCTGCCCCTATCGGTGCCGTAAAGGGGATGAACCCTCTGCCTGCAAATTCACCCCCTTGAAAAGTATTCACTGTGAATACATATGAGCAGGGGGAGTAATTACTAATGCACATCTTGAGAGGCGCGAATACGCGCAAGCATCTCGTAAGTCAGTTTCAGCTTTCGCTGTCCGGCCACAGTCACGAGTCGAACATCGCGGTCAGCCGGGATCATGTTGCGATTACGCCAAGTATAGACTGTTTGACGCGGCACATTGAGAATCCGCGCGACTTCGAGCGGACCCCCAAAAAGTTCAAATATGTCAGATGCGGTTTTCATATTGAAACCTATAGTTCTCAATATGACAACTCGTCAAGGGGGGTTTGATATGAAAACTGATTTTCAAAAGGATACATGCGAGAAAATCGACATGCCAGAGAGTAACGATTCCCCGCACCCGCCACAGATTGATAGAGAGGCGTTCAGAGCCCGTGTTGCATGGGTTCAAGGTCGATCAGGTTTGAATAAGGTCGATTTTGCCGCGTCGATTGGTCTGAGTAAGAGTAACTATAGGCAAGTAGAGTTAGGTTGCCGCCTTCTGACAGTAGGTCAGATTTACACCCTGTTCATGACGCATGGGGTTCCAATGGAATATTTGCTGACAGGCCAGCAATCCGGCCTGCCAGATAAATTCAAGCCTTAACCAGCTTTTCACACTTTAGAATAATCATGCGATAAACGCGGCTCATTGGGATGCCGCGTTTATTTGCTTTGAGCAATAGCGTGATCTTTTCGTCTTCGGTCAATTCGATTCTCCATAATAAAAAACCTCACCACTATTTACTCACTAACAAAAAGTTCTCGAATTGAAAACTTTTATGTTGACGGTGTTCAATTTGAGAACTAAACAGGTCTCAACACAACGGAGACACCGACATGACAACCACCAGCATACAGCCAGTTAGCGACACTTTAGGTTGCCCGATCCTGGCAGTGTTTGACAAGTTAGACGTTAACTATTTTGGTGAAGTTGGGGTCCAGTGCGACGAATGGACATACGTTAGCTATCTTGACGACAGCAACCCAGATCGACGCCAGTTTGACCATTACGCGGTCAAAGGAACCGAGTTCAAAAAACTGGATTTCACTGGTTTTCAAAAGATGAGCCCTTTGGTCTTCTCGTGGATGGTGGAAATGGATTTCCCGACACGGCACGATTTGGCCTTCGCCTCACATTTTTCTCTTCCGGCAAAAAGCCCGCTTACACGCTTCGACGTAGAGCGCATCTGGCTATGGTGGAAGCTGCATAACCTGCAAGGCAAGTAAACTGCCGCTTGCCCACCTGGCGGGGTGGTGAAGTCCACCACTCACTAACGAACCAAGCCGCCCCGCCCTTTTTATTCAAATTCCCCTGTCCGCAACTTCCTCCCTTGGCAGGGGTGACGCATAGGCCGAGTGCTTAGAGATCCCGAGTGTCATTCGGCCTATGCGTATTATTCAAGGAACGACGAAATGACCCGTTTGGACATTACAGACACGAAAGACCGGCAAAACCGCGCCCGAGACTATCTTGCGAGAAAGCATTCGGAAGAACTTGATCAGCGTGTTGGCCTCATTCGCACAGTCGCGCTCTTTCTTCTCGTCGCTATGGCAATCGTCAGCGTTGTTGCTGCGATCCACTCCGCCATTATCGAACTCCCCTACACGATCAGCGCTTATGAAGAGGCCCTGAAAAACCACAATCAAGGTTGGTAAGATGGAAATTCTCACAATCCAAGACGGTGAAATCATCACCGATCCGGGCGTCTATCGCATGAGCATGAACTGGTATCACGATCAGTGTTGCGATGGCCCGTCAGTGTCTTCAACAGGCATCAGAAAGGCCGCTCTTGAGAGCCCGCACGCCTTCTGGAAAACGTCTGACCTAAACCCGAGCAGATACCCCAAGAAAGAGGATCAGGCACACTTCACGCTTGGCAAGGCCGCACACAGCCTGATCCTTGGGGATGAAGTTTTTGACGAGCATTTTGTTTACATTCCGAAGGACTCGCCGCGCCGCCCTACCGCGACACAGGTTAAGGCCTTTGAGCGGGATGGAAAATGGTCGGACGCCGCCAAAGATGGAGCGGAGTTTTGGGAGAAGTTCGACAAGAAGGCCGCTGGCAGACTCCTTTTGAAGGAAGAGCAAGTAGAAAAGATCTTCTACATGGCCGAAAACTTGGCAGCCAACCCGTTCGCTGTTGAGGTGTTGAAGTCAGACTTGGTTGAAATCAGCATGATTTGGCAGGACGCACAAACCGGGCTTTGGCTTAAATCTCGCCCCGATTGCATCCCGTCAAACGGCTATGATTTTGGCGACCTCAAAACATTCACGCCGAAGGGCAGGAACCTCATCCTTGCCGCACAGCGGTCAATGACGGATTTTGGCTACCCCCTTCAAATGGCGCTGGCGATCATGGGCGCGGAGCATGTTTTTGGCGGATCAACGGAAACTTGTGCCTTGGTGTTTTGCCAAACGACGGAACCATACGAAGTGATACCGATCGAAATCGACAATGACAGCATCTATTGGGCGCGCTGTCTTATCCGACAGGGATTGGACCGCATTGCCCACGGATTGAAGACCGGAGAATGGCCCGGCGTTGCAAACGAAATCATCCGGTACAGCTACCCGCCATCAATGACGGATCGACTTGCGCAAATGCAGATCGACGGAACCTTGCCGAACATAGGAGTCTGATATGTCTCGCATCCGCAAATTCTTGGAGGGGGAGCCCCTTCCCGCAATGAGCGTCTTTCATACGATTGCTGCGAAACGGTACGTCATGGAAAACGGGCGCCCGATCAATCCAGCTTTCATGGAATGTCGGCAAGTGGGCGACGTTATTCGCAAAGCCCGAGAAGGCGCATTCAAGGAAGCGCTGATCAACCCAAAACACCCAGATTATGAGAAAGGTTAATCATGGATAATTCAGTAATCGTTTTGCTCATCAACGACAGCGCCCGCGCAATCAAGGGCATTTACGAAGAGCATGGAACCGCCGGCACATTCAAGACAATGGACCAAAACATTAAGGTCGATGATCTGGTTGTTGTTGAAAGCGGCACACGCCACGAAATGACCGTCGTTAAGGTCACGGAAGTTGACGTTGCTCTGAATTACGACACCCAGAAAGATGTGAAATGGGTCGTTCAGGCCATCGACACCGTGTCTTTTGGCGCCTTGAAGAACCAGGAAAAGAAGGCAATTGCCGCCGTTCAGGAAGCCGAGCAAGAGCGCAAGAAGGCAGAACTTCGGAAATCAATGTTCGCCCATCACGAAGAGAAGCTGAAAATGCTTGAAATCGCCAAGGTGGACGACGCGGATACAGACCTGACCGAATAACACCAGATGCGGGCGTAACCTAGTTCCTAGCCCCATAGGAGCGCCCAGCCTAAGCCCATGCGGGCTTAGGTATGAGTAGATCAAAAAGATCACTCTGCGAGCGGGGTAAAATCGGCATCAGCGCGTGGGGCTGGAAAGGTGAAGCGCATGCCGGTTTTACCCGTCTACATTTTGGGAGCAGAATTTTGAAATGTAAGAAATGCGAAGGCAAATGCACACGTAGGCGAGCCGGTGTTTTTCACTGCAAGCGCTGCGGGATGCAACCTGGAACCCAAGGATTTGACCGAAGCGGAACCAGAACACGAGATTTTCATATTGGACGGGAGATAAGCGCCAATGAACGACGTATCACGCACACAGCAGCACCCATTGGTGATGTTCAAGTCGAACCTGAACGCCCTTCAAGAGCGCAAGGAACTGGCACTTCCGTCAAATGTATCGCCGGAAGCGTTTAAGAACGCAGCGATTGTTGCCGTTCAGGACAATCCGGCGATCCTGCAATGTGAAGAAGCGTCGGTGATGAAGGCGATCCGCACCATTGCAGCGGCAGGCCTCGTGCCGGACGGGCGAGAGGCGGCGATTGTGCCGTTCAAAGGCAAGGCCCAAGCAATGCCTATGGTGTTTGGCCTGATCAAATCGGCCAGACGATCAGGCGACGTGACCGACATTCGGGCGCACATCGTTTACCAGAACGAACTTGATCAAGGCATGTTCGAGTATGTTGTTGGCGACGAAGAGACATTGGTTCACCGGCCAATTCTTTTTGGTGAAAAAGGCGAAGCTGTTGCGACCTATGCCATTGCCAAATTGAAGGATGGCACGATTGTTCGTGAGTTCATGGACAAAGAGCAGATTGAAAAGGTCCGCAAATCATCCCCGCAGCAAAGGGGCAAAGCAAACCCGTCCGGCATCTGGCAGGATTGGACGGATGAGATGTGGAAAAAGTCTGTTATCCGCCGCCTATGCAAGCGCCTCGACCTGTCCGCGGAAGACATTCGCCGCCTGAACACCGAGCAGGACACGCAGAGCATCAAAGATGTGACGCCAGATCATGAGCCGCCGCGCATGAACCTTGCTCAGAGGCTTGCGGCAGAGGCCGAAGCAGAGAAGAAACCCGATCCAGAGCCCGCCGAGGATCAAGATGCCGGTGAAACGATCGATGGGGAGGTTATTCCAGACGAGCCGGCACAACCCGATGAAGGCGCCAGCGCAGGCGGATCTTTTGAATTTGATGAAGGCATGATGGCCCGAAAGAACGGCGCGCGCTTGAGAGATTGCCCCTACGACGGAACGAACGGCAGTGATGAGGCCGAACAAATGGGGGCTTGGATCAACGGTTACAACCATCAGAAAGAAGTGGAAGGGCAGACCCCATGACAGCTTTTGTCACCCCCGATGAAGCCCGGAAGGAATGGCTTTGCCCTCTTGCCCGCACCTTTGGACCGGAAGCCAAAAAAGGCGACCATTGCAGCGGCAACAGTTGTGCAATCTGGCGCTGGAAACCGCCGATGGCAACAGACCCCGAGTTCATGGTCGCGATCAAGCGCGAGATGATGAACCTTGCCACGGAACACCAAGAGGCGACGGGCAAACAAAGGCACCATTCCACGTTTCACGCCGAAGCGGTAAAGCGCGTGTCGCGCAACCCAAGCGGCTTTGGGATCAGCCCTGAACTCGGGTTTTGTGGGCTTGGCGGAAAACCGTCATGAGGCGCAACATCTTGTCCGACGAAGTGATACTTCAAATGCTTTACCTTCATGACCATGAGCATTTGAAATACAGCGTGATTGCGGAACGCTTGGGCACGAGCCGAGGCAGCGTTGCAGGAGCGATCAGCCGGGCCAGAAAGCAATCAATGCTGCACTTTCCACCGTGCAGCGCAGACGGAACGCTTGCCCCCCGTTGGTGGGCGGCGAGAACGGCACAGCTATGAACTATACCGAATACCGCCCCCACATGCTGTCAAAGGTCCGGTCCAAAGCGATCATGAGATCAGCGGCAGGAAAGCCCTGCACTCTTCGCATTTCCAACTTCTATCCGGGGCACCGCTGTTCAGGGCCGGAAACAACCGTTGGAACTCACCTGCCCGTATGGGGCAAGGGGATCAGCACCAAGACAACGGATATGGCCGTTGCCTACGGCTGCCAGCATTGTCACGACATTCTTGATGGAGTGGACATTAAGCGGCGGGATTACCTGATCCAGAATTTCAGCAGCGCGGTTATGGAGCGGCTGTTGCATGGCCTTACCGAGACACACGCGATCATGATCGAAGAAGGCGTGATCATCATTCCAGACGCTACCAGTTAGGCGTACAACGCGCCGCCCCCGCCACGTTTGAAATAAGTTCTCCGGGAGCGTGGCGGGGTTTTTATCGAAAGGGAAGAATAATGGCAAAGAACCCACCAGCATTTGCAGCAGCCGCCGGAACCGCCGGCAGAATGGATATTCAGTACGGAATGGATCTGCGCGACTGGTTTGCGGGGCAATGGGTGGCGGCGGGTTATCACCACAATCTGACAGATGCAGAAGGTGCACAACAGGCCTACGACTTTGCCGACGCCATGCTTGAGGCTCGCGAAAATGGTGACAAGAAATGACCAAGCCAAACCTGAAACCGTGCCCGTTTTGTGGGGGCGCGGCAGAGATAGATATTATCGAAATCCCTGACACAGATGAATATGGCGTAATTTGCGAAAAATGTCATGCCTGCGCGATGTTTTCTGAGAACAGATACCAAGCAATCGGCGCATGGAACACCCGCACAACACCCACCGTGCAAGAGGCGGCAAAGGTGCTGTTGGGTGATCCTGACGCGCTGCGGGATCTTGTTGTCGCTTTCGACACCGAAGATAGCGCGCAAAGAGGCGAGCCGAACCCGCATAGCAGCGCGTTCCCCGTTGATGAAGATTGGACGCAACGCCGCCTCGACTGTGGCCTTGCCGCTCTTCAAGCACTGACAAAGGAGCAAGCCGGATCATGACGCTTTCTCTTTCGATCATAATCAGCGTGGCCGCTGGCGTCGGATATGCACACATATTCGACCTTGAGACCAAAGTTACAGCGGCGTTTCTCGCTGGCGGCTTCTGCTTTCTCTTCATTCAAATTCTGAGGTTAATTCTATGAACAGGCGCAACTTTCTAAAGCTGGCTCTCGGTGCTGCCGCAATGGTCGCGGCTCCCAAGATCGCGTTCTCTGGCGAGCGGATCTGGATGGACGGGGCGCACTGTGACGCCAAAGGGATTTCCGCACTACTGCGGGGCGATGTTGTCGAGTTTATGACGGACGTTGCCAAGTCGTCGATTGGATGGGACGGGCGGGTTCTCAAAGTTAGCGGGGATTTCACGCTGTTTGAGCCTATCCAGATCGACACCCTAAGTGATGTGACTGTCAACGGGGGAATGTATCACCTGAACGAAGGGGCCGACGTGCCTTTCTACATCGATAATTGCAAGTCAATAACGATACAGAATGTGATCGTTCGTCACGAAATGAGCTTGTTTGACCCGATTTATGTCCGCCCCGGCGATTATCCGCCATTTGATCTGGACGACGTGACACTAGATGAACCCGCCTTTATCAACCCACATCGCAACCGGCCATTCAACGGACACCCCAACAGCTACAGGAAAGGTAAATGATATGACCGAACGCAAATTCACCCACCCGAAAGACGCAGAAGAAGGCCACAAATGGCAGGCCGACGATGGTCGCAAGGTGCGGATTTATACGTATGATGCCGGTGGGCGCTTCCCTATTCATGGGGCTGTTTGGAACCCCACAAGAAATGAATGGGTCGCCTGTGTGTGGAACGATGGCGGGGGCATGAACCTTAGCGGAAATCCCGGAATGATTGATCTCGTTGACGCCCCGCGCATGGTGAAGGTGGAAGGATACCTTAGCGTGGCACGTAGCGGGGCGCTCACCATCAGCGCGACAAGTGATTTTCCTTTGCGGTCAAACCGCGTGGCCTGCATCAAGATCGACATGGAAGTTGAAGAGGGCCGTTTCGATGATTGAGAACACCGATTGGAAAGCCGCGTGGGAACGCTGCCGAGTGCGCGGTGAAGGGCTGCAAAAGCGTTTAAACAAAACCATCGCCGAGCGTGACGCCCTATCCGCCCGCGTAGCCGATTTAGAAATGGACCGCGAAGTTGCTTGCTGGCTGTTTGGGCCGGAGCGTGATGATGAAGATTACACGACAGACACGGCATTTTCCGATGCACTAAAAGGCATCATGAATGATGAGCGCATTGCCGCGTTGGAAGCATCCCAGCCTGAGATGGTGGCAGATGTCAAGCCGCTGGTGTGGTCAGGTTCAAATGTGTCCTTTACCGCAGAAACGCCTTTTGGCGATTACCTTGTTGAGAAGGATGGACATTGGGGATTTGGATTTTGGCCCCCTGGATATGACATTGATGAGGATCCGCATTTTGGCTATCACAAAAACATAGAAGACGCACAATCCGCCGCACAGGCCGACTTCGAAAAGCGCAGCCTGACCCACATCACCCTCACGCCCCACGCCGAAGCCAAGCGCGAGGGGATGCTGGAAGCGGCTCTTGCCGTGGACGCAGCCGATTTGCAAGACGCATACGAGCAAGGGCACCGCATCCACTTTGACGATCTGCAAGAGTTTTTCGCAGAGGAAGTACGCAAAGCAGCGGAGGACGTGAAGTGACCACCACCAAAACAATGACCCGCCGCAGCTTTCTGAAACCACAGAATGAGGGTGAATAGATGACCAATATAGGCCAAAGGTTTCAGGTTTACCTGAACGCAATTAGGGCAATGCAGGGGTGTGTATTTTACTGCGAGGACGAGAACGGTGTTTTGCGCCGCTGGACCCCGCCACCATTGCTTCCAGAGGACGTGTGATGGTGGGTCGTATTATCTGGAACACAACGCTTTTTGGAATAGGCGGCATGTTTACCCACCAAAACATGATCGGAAACGTCGAGGCGGCGTCAACATTGGCCGCTATATTCGTGGGCTGCGTGGTTGCCGATTGCATCGATAAACAAAGGGGGCTTTGACCAATGACAGCCCAAACCACCGCAGCAATGGAGGGTGTGTGATGCAACCCCTACGCATATCAAATGCCAGTCGTGTTTTAGCTGAAACTCAAGACGAATATTACGCGCTTGCAATCAAGGACGAGGTTATAAATGGCGTCAATCAAATGACGTCAGTTTGGGAACCTACGCCCAGAGAGTTAGAGGACATTGCAAACGGCGGATCCGTGGTCCTGACCATCCTTGGCACGAACCACCCGCCCGTAATGATCACCACCCAACCCGCGCCGGAGGCATAAATGGACGACTTTGCACAACAGGTAAAACTTGCAGTTCTGCTGCCAGAAATTGCCAGAACAATAGACGCGATGGTCAAGGAGGCAGGACTGCCGAGGCAACCTTGGAGCCTTTACACATGGGGCGGTCACCGCTGCCAATACATCTCGAACGCTGACCGCGAACAGTCTCGGGTCGCCATGCAAGAAACCCTTGAACGCTGGGATGAACAGCAAGACCCAGCGCCTGACAAATTCACATCATAAGAAGGATGGGGATAGATGGGACTAGCCTCTCTATATGTATCGGAAAGCGAAGTTGCCCGGCTTTTGGGGCACAACGCCTCTTGGCTATCGGCAAACGCCGAGACCCTAGAGAGGCAATACGGACTTCCCAAAATTGACGTAGCCACCGGAAAGCGTCACAAAGAGAGCGTTGAGGAATGGGCGCGTCAACGCAATATGCCAAAAATGCA